ACTCCGCAAGGCGGGCGTGAACCTCACAGGCTTGTGCCCGTTCCACGATGACAAGACCGACGGCAACTTCATTGTGAGGCCGTCGAGCATCCCCGAGAAGCGACACGGCAACACCTACCGCTGCTTTGTCTGCGATGCCAAAGGCGGTGCGGTGCAGTTCCTGATGAAGGCCGAGCACATGAGCTTCCCCGATGCCATCCGTTGGCTGGGTAGGAAGTACAGCATCGACGTTGACAACGCGCCGCTGAACTGGACACCGCCACCACCACGACCAACACCGCCACCGCTGCCCGTTCTCGAGATACCGAGGCCGTATGTCGGGCGCACGATGGAGATTGCCACCGAGCGCACCGTGGTCTTCGTCTACTGGCTGCGAGGTCTGCCGTGGGATGATGAGCAGCAGGCGCGATTGCAACAGACCTTGTGGATCTACTGCGTGGGCGGTTGGCGCGATGGTCGCGTGGTGTTCTGGCAGATTGACCATCTCGGCATACCTCGTTCAGCCAAGCTGATGAAGTACCTGCCAAATGGGCACCGCGACAAGACGCAGCACCCAGGTTGGATCTACAACCAAGAAGGCGTGCGCCAGCGGCTCGACCCCGACAAGCACGAGATCATCAAGCCACTCTTCGGTTCGCATCTGCTGAACAGATACCCGAAGGCGGTCATCAACATCGTCGAGTCGGAGAAGACCGCCATCATCATGGCTAACTACTACGGCGACTTCGACTCGCAGATATGGCTGGCCTGCGGTGGTCTGAAACACCTACAACTCGACAGCCTTCAGCCACTCATCGACCAAGGGCGAACCATCTGGCTGTGGCCAGACAAGGACGGGCGCGAGGCATGGCAGGAGGTGGCCGACAAGCTCGGCTATGACAAGTGCCGAGTCTACACCCACTTCTTCGATACTTGCTGGACAGAGGCAGACGGTGACAAGGCCGACATTGCCGACATCGCCATCCGCATGATGACCACAGGAGAGAAGCCGAGGCAATCGCGGGAAGTTACGGGAGATCACGGGCAATCACGGGCAATCACGGGCGAATGGCATGGCGCGACCGACACCGCTCTTCGACGAGCTCAGGGACCGACTCTGCCACCCAAGCCAGACAACGTGACCGACGAGGAGTGGGCAGAGCACCTCGCCATCATGAAGGCCATCGGAGACTACGACATCATCCACCCAGCCGACGAGCCATTCCTACCAGAAGACGAGATCCTCGACCCGCGACTGCGAATGTGGCGCGAGATATTGAGACGAGCATACCAAGGTAAACGTAAAAAGTGATAAAATGGGAATAGATTATACAGTTAAACTTACACTCATCGATCATCTGACGATATGCAAGCGACTGAGGAGAAAATTGAGAATAGTCATTCTTGAAAATAACATCGTCATCACAGATGTGATAGTGAAGCGTGACAAATTCAATCCTTCAGAACTTGCTCCTGAACGATTACACTCTCAATATCCGTTAAGGGTCACCGTTGAATCAAGCCAAAAACCAATACTTATTCAGATTAATATCTAACCACATGGCAACCAAGAAAAATAAAGAAGATCGTTTCGAGCAGATTGGCTCGAAGATTGACCCAGCGATGGCCGAGGTGCTCGATGCCTGTTGCAATGCCCTGGGCGTGGACATCTACCATCTGCTCCAGTGGTTCTGCTACGTGATAGTCAAGGCTTCGGCACCGATGCACGCTCTCGACCCACGAATTCAGAAACTCATGACGATGCTCGACCGCGATGCCGGTTGGCAGAAAGCATTCAACCTATGCAACCCTGACCAGCTGAAGGTCGCCCAGGTCATCCTGATCCTCGAGCAAGAAGGGCATCGGGGTTTCGGTGCCGTGATGGTCGACAAGCCGTGGATGGGAGAGATGACCAATCAGACCGAGTGCGTCGATGACATCCTTGAGCGCGTGGCCGAGGTCACGATGTCGGGCATCTATCGCCGCTTGCGCCTGATGGGTGCCGAGCTCGATTGCAACAATCTCTCCGACATCTTGCTGACGATGCTCGATGCGCAGGATATTGTCAACCTCGATGTGAGCGACCGTGCTGAAGGGCCGCAGTTGGGCGACATTGCTCCCAATGGCAAGGCAGTCGCCTACGGCAAGCGAACGAAGCGCAAGAAGCACTACTCGCCCGACACGATGCCCGTGACCGGCAACCTCTTCGACGACATCGACCATGAAGCACCAGCTGAACCACTAAAGGATTGGGAGGGAGAGCAACATGATAAGTGACGATGAAAGCATGATCCGAACCGAGCCGCCGTCGACACCACCACCGCCAACACCTGGACTGGTGGAGAAGCTCGAAGCACTCGGCTTCAGACCGTTTGGTTATGAATGGTAAGCGTATGCCAAGATTAAAAGAAAAAAGCATTCGACAAATGATCATCGAAGAACGCCGATTTGAAAGGAAAATGCGTCTGATGGTTACAGATACAAAATATTCGGCAAGGCTCGCTCACGACAATGAACAGCCATCGATGATTGACCTCTTCGGTGATCCGATAGTGTTTGAACAAATGCACCATCATAAAGTGTAAGGTGATGGTAGACATGAAACAAGACCGCAAGGCGCATGACATCTGGCTGATCACCACGACCGACAGCGATGGCTACCACCGCCAGCTGCCAATCACCTTCGACGATATGCGCGAGTTAGTAAGACTTTGGATAAATGAAATTATATGAGCAGAAATAAAGACTACCAACGCCTGTTGAATTCAAAGCGATGGAAGCAACTCAGACAGTGGAAACTACAACAGAATCCACTCTGCGAACTGTGTGAGGCTGAAGGCTTCGTGCGATCGGCCATTGATGTCCACCACAAGACTCCAGTCGAGTCAGCGCGCACACCGCAGGAAATGGAGCAACTCTGTTTCAATCCATCAAACCTTCAGGCTCTGTGTATCTCATGCCACTCGAAGGTGCATCGCGAGGCGAGGTCGCACACGAAGGCATCCCACCAGCAGCGCGAGCGTGACCGCTTCGAGCGATGGAAGGCAGAGCTGGAGCGACGTGTGGCCTCCATCCAGGCGAAGGCAGAGCCAAAGCCATATGGTGAGCAGGCTGATGACTACCTGAAAGACCTCGAGGCAAGGGGAAAGGACGAATGTTAACGACCTTGCCCAAATGTTAAAAAAGCCTTAAATGTTAACTCGGGGGCCTCTTTTTTAACACACTCGAAAATCTTCCCAAATCCACTTGCCCTTTTTAGAGTTGATAGGGTAGGTTTCAGGGGGTGTACTTTTTACCCAACTACTTAGGCAGGGCTATCACGGAACAGGGCAACACCGCAAACCGATGAAAGCCGCAATGAATACTATTTACCACTTAAACAAAAATAAAAAATGCCAAAGCGAAATATCGTACAGATCCAGCTGCCGCCTGAGAAGCCCGACTGCTGCGCGACGTGTCCGCTGGTCGGGCTGGTGCCGAAGCATCTGCGCCAGCACCGAAGCAAGGAAACGCACGTCTGCCTTGGAACGATGGAAGCACTCACGGGGCGAGGCGTTCAAGTGAGAGCCAGCAACCGCAACACAAACCACCCACTGCGCCGACCGTGCGACAACCGATGGGCGGCGTGGATGACTCTGCCAGGGCGCAAGCTCGGTATCTCTAACGTGAGTTACATCCAGTGCCGCATACCCTACGAGCAAGGCCAACAACTACAAATCAAATTTCACAAATAACAGTAACTATGAAGATTATCATTTCAAAGACAGCGATGGAAATGGCAGTGAAGAACATCTGCCGAGTGATTAACACGAAGAACGCACTGCCGATCCTGGGCGACGTGCTCTGCATGGTGGACGAACAGCAGCAGACCATCACCATGACGGGCTCGGACACGGAGGCATGGCTGACGTACCAGTTGCAACTCCAGGGATGCGAGGGCGGCGGGCGGTTCTGCATCGGTGCCGACCTGTTGCGCGACGCACTGAGCGAACTCTCCGAGCAGCCGGTCACCATTCTCGCCACCACCGAGAGCGACATGAAGTTCCGCTTGCAACACGAAAGCGGCGAGACGATCCTGCCCATCGACAATGCCGACGAGTACCCGACACCGCGACACATCGAAGCCACCCGCACGGAGTGGACGCTGGAGAGCGGTATGCTGAAGCGCGTGTTGAAACGCTCGCAGTTCGCTTGTGCCAACGATGATCTGCGGCCCGTGATGAACGGTATATATTTCGACCAGACGGACAAGGATACGCTGAACATAGTAGCCTCCAACGGTCATGTGCTCATCCGCAATGCCGAGAGCGTGGCGAACGAGCCGGGCGCATTCATCATGACGAAGAAAGCGGCCACGCTGCTTCCCACGTTGCTCGATGGCGACGACGAGGTGACAGTGACCTTCGACGAGCGGGCGGTGGAGTTCGCGCAGGGCGTGATGTCGTTCTTATTCCTGATGGTCGAGGGCAAATACCCCAACTACATGAGCGTGATTCCGCAGGACGCACCCTACTCGCTGAAAGCCGACCGCCAAGCCATGCTGAAGGCCGTGCGCAACGTGGCGCACTTCACCAACAACAGCAGCCGACTGGTGAAGCTCGAGATCAGCAGCAACCAGCGCATGACGCTCTACGGTGCCGACTACGACTTCTCGACAGAGGCCAACGACCGCATCGACATCGACTACTCCGACACAAAGGACATGACGCTTGGCGTGAAGGCCGACAGTATCATCGACGAGCTCTCGCGTATCATTGAGAAGACCGTCACCATCCACTTCACCGACCCCAGCCATGCCGTGACCATCATCCCTGACGACCCGCTCTACCAGGGCGAGGAAATCACGATGCTGCTCATGCCGATGCTGGTGAACGAATAACATTAACAGGAACTATGGGACAAGTAAAAGCACCCGAGGTTGAGCAGCCGAAAAAGCAGACTGTTGACCTCATTCCAGAAGAGAGACTGAAAGAACTTTTGAATATTCTGTTTCCGTATGGTTACAGCCACTACGACAACAATAAGTACACTGGCGTATCGCCATTCATCGGAAGCACACATAACATCATTACCATCGTAGCCAACGATCCCGAAGGATGGGGCAGCGTGTTCGCTATCTGTATGGACCGCTTCACGGAAGATGAAGACGAAGAGAACAGCCTTGGATTCTACAAAGGCATCATGATGCTGATTGCGTCTGAACTTGCAAGCACTGACGATAAGTTCATAGGAGCAATCAATGTGCTCGACTTCAACTGGGCAGAAGGCAGGGTGAAAGACAACCGATTCCCCGTGGAAGTGAAATTCAAACCATTCTGACTATGGCAAAAGCAAAGACATACATCACCGAAATCAGGGCGCAGGTGAAGGCGAACCACAACGGCACCGTTCCCAAGGAACTCGAAGGCACCATCCGCGACTATGCCAACGCCAAGGAACTGCGCGACGTGTACCGCCAGAAGGTCATCGAAGAGCCGACCATCACCGAGGTGGGCAGCATGGGCAACACCACCACGAAACAGAACCCACTGTGCAACCTGCTCTATCAGCAGGAGTCGCTCTGCCAAGGCTACGCCAAGATGCTCGGACTGACAGCAGCGAAGGCAGCGATGAAGACTGAAGCACCCGACAACGTGGGCGACGATGATCCCATGCTAAAATATTACCGCAAATGACACAAGAAGAAAAACAACGCCACATCACGAAGCTGAGTAAGGCCATCGGGATGCAGTGGCACGACATAGAAGAGGCAGAGCCACGACTGCTCACCTACCTGCGAGGTATCGTCGACGAGCCCCAATACCACAATGACCGTGAAGTGCTCGGTGCGCTGAAGTTCCTCCGACAGATGGAGACCTACGTGTCAGACATCGATACATTACGCGATGTGATCTACAAGTACGAAGGTATTTGGGAGCAGCGCGACGGCATCTGGCATCACGTTGAAGGTGGCCTGAAGCACCCAGGCACCTCGGGGCCGCGATACTACCGGCTGCAACCCTTCCAAGTATTCGTGCTTGCCTCGATGTTCCTCCTCAAGGTGTGGATCAACACCGAGGAGCAGGCAGGCTCGCGCGAACTGTTGCCCACGGAGTGCATCGATCGCGGCACCATCTGGGATCTGCGGCGGCTCTGCACCGAGTTCACGCTCTACACGCCGCGTAAGACCGCCAAGACTCAGCTCTCGGCCTTCATCCAGTTCTGGTACTTCATGTCGGGCGACGAGAATGCCGAGTGCTACTGCTGTGCCAATGCCAGCGATCAGGCGAAGATCCTATTCAGCCGTAGCCGCGAACTTATCCATCAGATGGATCCCAAAGAGAGGCGCATCCGCTTCACGGCCTCACAAGTCAACTGGAAGCCTGGGCAGTTCCGCACCGCATCGCTCACCGCTCTCTCTGCTGGTGGCAAGACGAAGGATGGACTCTTCGCACAACTCTGCTCTGCTGACGAGTTCGGCTCTGCGGCCTACGTCAACGGTGCGAGCGATATGGGCAAGCTGGTGAGCGTGGTCGAATCGTCGATGGGCCCCCGCCGCGAGCCGATGACCTTCATCTCGACTACTGCGGGCATCATCCAGGCAGGCCCCTTCATCGACAAGCTGCAAGGCATCCGACTGCTGCTCGAGAAGGAGGCAGACCCCACGGCCGAGCACACCGTCAGCGAAGACCGCCAGATGTGCCTG